GCAGTTGCAGTCCACCGCACAGATTGAGCAGCAGCCTGATTGGGATCGGCTTTATGAAGAAGATCCGATTAACGCTACTCGATTGGAGCGGCAATGGCGAAAGGTTCAGGAAGACCGGGTCGCGAAAATGTCAGCGATAAAGGCTGAACAGGATCGTTTGAACCAGACTTTCGAGCAACAGACTGCCGAGCAGATGAAGGCCATTCTGGTTGAACAGGCGGCTCGCCTTCCAGAGGTTATTCCTGAATGGAAGGATGAGAAGGTTGCCACTGAGGGCAAGAAACAGCTTCGTGATTGGCTGACAAACCAAGGTCTTAATGAAGTTGAGATCAACAGTTTGCACAAGGCTGAACACGTTGCGATCTTGCGTAAAGCCATGCTTTACGATCAAGGCCAGCGCAAGGCGCAGGCGGCGGTGAAGCCTCAACAGGTAATGCGTCCAGTTAAGCCGGGTTCTCAGGCGTCCGCGCCGGGGAATAGGAGCGTTTCAGATGTAACCCGTGCAAAGCAGCGTCTCGCTAAAACCGGGACTGTCAACGATGCTGCTAGTGTTCTAGCGGCGCTTCTCTGAAAGGAATAGGCTATGACTATCGTTACCAACACCTTCACGCGTTATGATGCCAAGGGCATCCGTGAAGACCTGGCGAATGTGATCTACAACATCTCGCCGGAAGAAACCCCGTTCCAGTCTAACACTGCCCGCGTGAACGTGAAGAACACGTTCTTCGAATGGCAGACGGACAGCCTGGCGGCGGCTTCCACCACCAACGCGGCGCTTGAAGGCGATGACATTTCGTCCTTCGATGCCGTGACGGCCACTTCTCGCCTGGGTAACTACACGCAGATCAGCCGCAAGACGGTTGTTATCTCCGGCACCCTGGAGAGCGTGGACAAGGCTGGTCGCCGTTCCGAACTCGCCTATCAGATGGCGAAGAACGGCGCGGAACTGAAGCGCGACATGGAAGCCACGCTGTTGGCGTCCAAGGCCGCGAACGCTGGTAACAACACCACGGCGCGTCAGACGGCTGGCTTGCCTGCCTTCCTGCGTACCAACACCAACAAGGGCGCTGGCGGTTCTGATCCGACGGTTTCCAACGGTGTGGTGAACGCCACCCGCGTTGACGGCACGCAGCGTACCTTCACGGAAACCATCCTGAAGGATGTTATCGCCCAGGTGTGGACCGAAGGCGGTACGCCGAAGATTCTGATGGTCGGCCCGTTCAATAAGCAGACCGTCAGCGGCTTCGCTGGTATTGCCGAAATCCGCTACAATCAGGCCACTCCGCGTCCGACTGTGATTATCGGCGCGGCTGACGTTTATGTGTCTGACTTCGGCGCGGTGTCTGTGGTTCCCAACCGCTTCCAGCGTGAGCGCGATGCTTTCGTGCTTGACCCGGAATACGCGGCGACGGCGATCCTTCGTCCGATCCAGACCATGGACCTGGCGAAGACCGGTGACGCTGAAAAGCGCATGATGCTTTGCGAATACGGCCTCATGGTTCGCCAGGAAGCCGCGCATGGTATCGCTGCTGACTTGACGACTTCGTAATGGCAACGGGGCTGGCGGGTGACTGCCAGCCCCACCTCAAAGGTGGCTTATGGCTGACAAGATTTTCAACATTGATCCGGTAAGCGGGATTTCTTCTTACTGGCATTATGATGACACCACAGACACGGCGATTATTGAAAAGCGCCAGGATGTGTCTGAAATTATTGACGCCAATAAGGCGCAGTTCAATGAAGATCACGGGCGTTATGGCGAGTGGAACAAGGTGGCATCCATTCCGCTGGCGGTTTTTTATGATTTGAAGATGAAGGGTATTGTGGATGATCCGGTTGCCATGAAGAAATGGCTAAATGATCCTTCGAATAGGTTTTTTAGAACAAGGCCAGGGCGCGTGTAATGCAGGCAACGGTGTCAGTCTGTGTCCCCTGCCGCGATGTGGTGGACAGCGGGTTTGCCTTTGACTTGGCGCGGTGCGTTGCGGCCCATACGGCGGCAACCAGGGACAGGGTGCTTCTGTTCCAGAACCAAGGGACGCTAATCGTCAATCAGCGGCAGGAACTGGCGCAGGCGTCCTTGGATGCAGGCGCCACGCATATCCTGTTTATTGACGCTGATATGAGGTTCCCAAAGGACGCCATCTTCAGGCTGTTGCAGCGCGATGAGGCGATTGTCGCGGCTAATTACAGCACGCGTAAACTTCCCCTTCAGTCGGTGGCTTTCCGTGACGATACCACCACCGAGCGGGTTTACACGGAGCAGAACGATACGGGGCTGGAATCGGTGGCAGCTATCGGCATGGGGCTAATGCTGATCAAGGCTGAAGTTTTCCAGAAAATGCCGAAACCATGGTTTTTCATTCACTATCAAAATGGTGTATATAGCGGAGAGGACATCTGGTTCTGCCGGTCAGCTAGGGAAACAGGGTTTAAGGTGATGCTAGACCACGATATTAGCCATCAGGTGCGCCATATCGGGGGCTTTGAGTTTTCCTGTGCCCATGCGGCAGCTTCAAGGGGTGAATAGATATGGCGATTTCCAACTATTCCACCCTACAGGCTTCTATCGGGGATTGGCTGAATAGGTCCGATTTGACGGCGGTTATTCCTGATTTTATCACCTTGGCGGAGGCGCAGTTCAACCGGAACATCCGCCACAGGCGCATGGTGGAGCGGGCTACGGCGACGCTGGATAGCGAGTACAGCGCCGTCCCGGCTGATTGGCTTGAAAGCATCCGTTACCAGATTAACACCAATCCCATTACGGTAATGGAGTTCGTTTCGCCTGATCAGGCGGCGATGTTGAAGGGTGCCAACGGGACCACCGGCAAGCCGATCTATTATACGCAGATTGGCCAGCAGTTTCAGGTTGTCCCGGCGCCGGATAGCGGGTCCGCCTATACTGGCGAGTTGACCTATTACGCCACGATCCCGGCGCTTTCGGTTTCCAATACAACGAATTGGCTTCTGACGGATTCGCCTGATCTGTACCTATATGGCGCGCTTTTGCAGGCTGCGCCCTATTTACAGGACGATCAGCGTATTTCTACCTGGGGAACGCTTTATGAGCGGTGCCTTAACGATCTGAAGGTTTCCGATGAGCGGAGCCGGATGGCAACCAGCGCCCTTCGGATGCGGGCAAGGAGTTTTGGCTAATGACCACGAATGCCTTCACCAATTATCTTGAAAACAAGATAATGGCCTATGTGTTCACCGGCACGGCGTTTTCTTCGCCGTCTGGGAGCCTTTATCTTGGTCTGTTCACGGCGGCGCCTGGCGAGGGCGGTGGCGGCACGGAAGTCTCTGGTAATGGTTACGCTCGCAAGGCGGTGACAATGACCACCAGCGGCAATGCCAGCACCAATAGCAGCGCGGTTGAATTTGACGCGGCAACAGGGTCTTGGGGAACCATTACTTATGTTGCGGTGTTCGATGCGCTGACTTCCGGCAATATGCTGGCTTACGGCGAATTGACCGTTTCTAAGACGATTGCCACGGGCGATGTGTTCCGTGTCCCGGCTGGTGATCTCGATATAACTCTTGAATAGAGGTTGGTGAAATGGCGTTTGTTATTGCTGATCGTGTAAGAGAAACGTCCACCACCACCGGCACGGGTAACTTTACCCTGGCTGGTGCGGTTACGGGCTATCAGACTTTCGATGCGGCCCTGGATACGGGTGACACGACTTACTACACGATTACGGATCAGAGTGGCGCTAATTGGGAAGTGGGTATTGGTACATTCACCAGCCCATCTACATTGGCGCGCACAACCATTCTGTCTTCCAGCAATGGCGGTAGTGTTGTCACTTTCACATCTGGCACTAAGGATGTGTTTATTAGCCTTCCTGCGTCGAAAACAGTTCAATCATTTAGCGCGGGCAGCACTGGTTTAACGCCGTCAACTGCATCTTTTGGGGCCGTTGCTTTGGCCGGGACATTAGTGCCTGCCAATGGCGGCACTGGAACCTCCACGGCGTTTACGGCTGGTTCGGTGGTGTTTGCTGGCGCCTCTGGGGTATATGCCCAGGATAATGCAAGCCTGTTTTTTGATGATACCAACAACAGGTTGGGAATTGGGACGGCATCACCAGACGCTGCGCTAACCGTGAATACCGTGGCATCTTTTGGTGCGGGAGCGGCGGCGTTGCCGTCTATCGCAGCTAAGGGCGACCTCAATACAGGCATGTGGTTCCCTGCTGCTGACACTATTGCTGCTAGCACGGGCGGCTCTGAACGCCTCCGCATCGACAGCAGCGGCAACGTCGGGATTGGGACGAGTTCGCCGGGGAATGCAAAACTAAACACACAAGGTTTTGGCTCTTATCGTGGTAACGCATACACGATTGCTTCTTTCGCGGCCAATTCAACACTTGCACCACTTAATATCGTTCAAGCTACAGACGGAACCATTCCCGGTATTTCTGCGGGGCAGAATAGTTCTGCTGTGTTTAGCGCGTTAGGTTTTTACACAGGTGAAGCCGAACGTATGCGTATTGATACCAGCGGCATTTTGTGCATAGGCACAACAAATCAATTACCGGGGTATGGCAATAACACTTATGGTGTTGCCCTTCAAGGTGATGGCACTTCCTGCTTTAGCAAAGGCGGAAACATTACGACGGTCATTAATAACGGCTCAAGCAGTCAAATTCTTACGCAATACAATTATCAAGGCAATTATGTTGGACAGGTTGTGCTTAACGGCACAACGGGCGTTCTGTACCAGACGGCTTCTGACTACCGCCTCAAGCACGATGTGCAACCACTAACCAGTGGCCTTGCAACTATAGCGTCACTGAAACCCACCACCTACAAGTGGAACACCGACAACAGCTACGGCGAAGGTTTCATTGCTCATGAATTGCAGGCGATAATTCCACAGGCAGTGACAGGCGAAAAAGATGCTGTGAACGATGATGGCTCCATTAAGGCGCAAGGCGTTGATTACAGCAAGATCGTGGTTCACCTTGTCGCGGCCATTCAGGAATTGAAGGCAGATTTTGACGCATATAAGGCAGCACATCCATGAAACTTGAACTCACCATCAACGAAATCAACATGATCCTGCAAGCATTGGGCAATGCGCCATACGCACAGGTTTTTGAACTCGTAGAGAAAATCCGCACCCAGGCGCAGGCGCAAATGCAAAGCACGGAGCAAGCAAATGGCTGATATCTCCTACACCTGGGTCATTGAGGCGATGGACTGCGTTCCTCAAGAAGACGGCCAGACCGATGTGGCGATCACCGTGCATTGGCGTCAGAACGCCACCAACGGCACATACAACGCCACTATGTACGGCACCGTGGGCCTGACCTACACGCCGGGTTCCTCGTTCACGCCGTATGCCAACTTGACGCAGGATCAAGTCATTGGCTGGGTGCAGAATGCGCTTGGTTTCGATCAG